CGGCTACCTGAAATCGGCGATACTGTGTTGGTGTACTATCGGCGCGGCGACTATAGGGGAGCGGATATCATGCGATACATTGGCCGCTGGCTGACTGTTGATCCATTGGTGGAGGTCACCCACTGGCAACCGCTGCCTGAACCACCTAAGGGGGGAGAAAACGGATGAGTCTGCCGAAATATCGCATCCTCGTGAATGGTCTTTATCTTCGGGGATGGGATGACTGTGAGACTGTCGGTCAGTCTGGCCATATGGGCTGGCAACCGAGAGCGGTGGAAATGTCGAAGATGTTGATGACGAGGAGCAAAGATCAGGCTCGAATCGTCGAGGGTAACATCGAACTGAAGAGCCAGTTAAATCGAATCTATGACCGAGTACGATATGCCGGGTTTGAATTGAATAGATTAGTGGTCGAGCGGGTTCCTGAGACGCCGAAGGATGGATGACAGAATGATCAGCGGACACAAATACAGGCCCGTTGTGACAGTTCTAAAGGTGAAAAAGGGCGTCCCGACAGTGATCCGGGTCAGCGGACGCGAATACATTCTGCGGACGCCGGACCAGTTTAACATGCAGCCAAAGCCGAAAAAGAAAAAACAAATAAAGGAGGTTGCCCAATAATGGAAAAGGAAGTCGTTGAAAAACTCAAGGAAATACGCTCCAAACACATTTTGAACGATCCGGAGGTTCAACTAGCTATTGAAGTCTTGAAACGAAAAGGTATTTCTTTGCAAGATATCGAAAAGGCATATAATTACTTGAACGATCAGTATTTTCAAGATGGTCGCCCGCTGAGCAGAAAGCAAATCGATCAAGTATTAGATGTGGTATGGAAAGAAGTCCCGATTTAAGGTGATGCATAATGTCTTGATCTGCTAGAGAAAGTGGAGGGGTGAAACATGCTAGAGCAGATGTTTATATGGGAGATCGACCGCGAAGCAACAAGACAACGCGTTGAAGAATATCTTGAAACAGCGCGAATTTATTCGCAGATCGGTTTCGTCCGCCGCGAAATGAAGGTTACGGCATCTCCTGGACCTCGTTATCATGGGGCAACAAATGCTGTTGGGAAGCCAACAGAAGAAACAGCGGCATGGAACGTATACACCGAGGAACGTATGAAAGAGATCGCCGATAAAGTCCATAAGGCTGTCAGCCGGCTCGGGAAGCTCGAGCGCCAGATCATCGAAATGCGATATTTGCAGGACGATGAAGTTTATGATTACAATGTCTACACCGAACTGCACATGAGCGAGAGGAAGTATTACCGCATGAAGTCGAAGGCCATTTACAAGCTCGCGTTTATGCTCAGATTAGAAGTGTTCATCGAACCTGAACAAACCGCTTGAGGAGTGATAGGGATGCAAAATGAAAAAGAGGAACTTACGTATGAAGATATCTATGATCTTTTTTGTGAACAAAACCCTGACTTAGAGCAGATCGTTAATGATTGGAGGCCAGAAGGGTTTGACACTATCCGAATTTGGGTAGGAGAGTCGGGGCACACAGCTTCGTTTACGGTTACGTATGTTCGGTATCTTGATAGTTTTGTCTTAAAGTCGGAAACAAAAGGAGATAACATTTAAAACGTGGCAGAAAAGTGGCAGACTTTTGGCAGAAAAAAGGCAGACGATTTTGAATCTGCTATGGTATTATGATATCAGAGCAATATATACCCGCCGCGCTGCAGAACTGTCCATCATGAGGTGGCCGGTTAAGCAGCATCCCCCTGGGGGGGGTAACATCGCGACATGCGCCGGGTAACAGCAAGGTCAGCGTAATGCTGGCAGCGTCATTCGGACGTGGGATCCTTGCTCCGGGGGTCGCACACAGGGCCTAATAGATACGGGACTGACCCCGCGCAAGACGCGGCAGTAGGTCCCCACCGGCCCGACAACATAAAAATGGATCACGCGGTAATGAAGCGTGATCTTTTCTATTTGTCAGAAGGTGATAGAATGGCCGGTTTCTATAAAGGGTACAAAAGAATCTGGAACAAAGAAAAGCGGGTTTGGGAATATGAACACCGTTTGATCATGGAGAAGTATTTGGGAAGAAAATTGCGAAGTGATGAGCAAATACATCATATTAACGGAATTAAAACAGATAACCGGATTGAAAATCTTATGATTCTTTCGCCGCAAGAACACGAGAAAATCCATAGAAATGGACTGAAGAGACGAAAACACTTTATATGCACAATAAGTGGTTGTGAAAAACCGCATCATGCGAAGGGTTTATGCAAAATGCATCACATGAGGGAACTGAGGAAAAAGAAACGTATGACAGTTTAAAATCACAGTCCGCATATCGCGGGCTTTTTTATTTTGAGGTGGTGGCGTTTGGGAGTTAAGCAATTGCTTGAGATTGGTCTAAAGAAGCGTAAAGGCGAGATCAAAGAAAGCTGGAATGATCTTGCGAAGGGCACTCCCTTTCGTGACGGAGAAGCATTCCGCCTGTGGGTTAAAAACCAGGTCAACCCCAAAAGACGGACAGAGCAACCGCAACACAAAGAAACGGTTGAAATCCACAGCGACGGCTCCCAGAGCAGTCACCGCCTGATCTACATGACGTTCGAAGAATCCAAAGACCCGGAATACTTGCTCAAGGCGCACGGATATGATGTTGAGGCGTGGGAACTGATATCGGCTCGGTCAAACATCTGGAACGCCTATAGCAAGCAAGACGGCATCCAGACGCTATATAGCAGTCGGATCACGGTCAAACCGAGAAACACGTTTACGTTTGAGCGGTTGCTTGAAAAGATCAAGGATATTCCGCCAGTAGAGATCACGAAGCGCAACACGGAATACGAAGGCCGGATGCTCGAAATACCGTTATTTGATCAGCACTTCGGCGTCTCGGACTATGAATACTACCGCGAAACACAAACACGCATTCTGACGAAGCTCGTCAGTCGGAAATGGAAAGAGGTCTTGCTCATCATCGGGCAAGACCTTTTCCATAACGACGACTTCCGGGGGCGCACAGCAAATGGAACACAAATCCAGCAAGTGGACATGCCGCAGGCATGGGCGGATGCGCTACGGTTCTATGACCCGATCATCACGGAGAGCATCAGGTCGGCAGAACGTGTGAAAGTGATATACAGCATCGGGAATCACGACGAGTCTATGAGCTGGGCTTTCGTCCAATTGCTAAAAGCAAAATATCCGCAAGCGGAGTTTGACGATGCACTCATTGAGCGCAAATGCCACGTATTTGGTGACAACTTTATCGGGATCACGCACGGGGACAAAGCGCGGAAAAATCTACACAACATCTTTCCTGTGGAATTTCCGTTGGAATGGAGCCGGGCGAAGAATAGGGAAATCCATACCGGGCATTATCATGTCGAGGATGGGAAAGACGTATTCGGCATGATGGTACGAACGCTCGCAACGCGAAACAAGACGGACAAATGGCACAGAGACAACGGATTTGTCGGGGCGCACAAACGTTTCATGCTTTTTGAATACAGCACAGAAGCGCTTGAGAGCATTCATTATGTGTGAAAGGTGGCGAGAAAAATGGAGCAGCAGCCAAATGGATATTGGACAATAAGCACGCAAGGAGTAACCGTGCGCGACACCATCCCAGGAATGGGAAAAGACGCACCAAAGGTTGTAAACGATCAAGGCGGCTCACAATCGCATTTGCCATATCGTTTTGACTTGATCGACCCACAAGCGATCTTTGCACTTGCCGGAGTGCTTTATCAGGGATCGGAACGCCACGGAGAAGACAACTGGCGCAAGATACCGATCAATGACCATTTAAACCACGCACTCGCGCATATCTACGCATACATGGCCGGGGATGAACAGGACGATCACCTCGGCCATGCGCTTTGTAGGATGATGTTTGCGGTGGCAATGAACAAGTAATGAGTTTGGAGCGCGGCATAAAGCCGACGGGAAACGTCCCATGAGATGCAGAGGCGGGGGCAGGGGCGATATAGGCAAGGAGGGGAATCCATGTTAAAGGCGCATCTTGCGATTGTCATATTTGGCGCTGCGATTGCATTCGGTGTTTGGTATGCATCGGTTGGGGTGTTGGTTGGTTGCTTAATGTAGGGATCAACGCCGAGGTAAACCGTGACGCATTTGAGGCGGCGGGCATGGTGTTGGGTGGTATTCATGGCGGGTTCTTATTGCTGATGGGAGTTATCCAAAACTTGGCCTTGCGAAAAGTGAGATGAAAACTTAACCGAAGGAAAGGCAGGTGATGGGGGATGAGCCTTTCGCTGAAACAACAGAAGTTCGCTGATGAATATTTGATTGATTTAAACGCGACTCAAGCGGCGATTCGAGCGGGATATAGCCCGAAGTCGGCTGAACAGCAGGGAAGCACATTGTTGAGAAACCCGAAGGTTCGCGCGTATATCGATCAACGCATGGCCGAACATTCGAGACGCACAGGGATCAACCAAGAACGTATTATTCGTGAACTGGCGCGGCTCGCCCTCGTTAACCCGGCCAATGTGGTTGATATGCTCACAGGCGAGATCAAGCCGACGGCAACGGAAGATGACCTTAACGCCGTGCAGTCGGTTAAAGTGAAGACCATTGGATATACAGACGACGGTGAACCGTTGGTGGAGCGTGAAGTGAGATTCCACGATAAAAACCGGGCGCTCGAACTACTTGGCAAGCGGTTCGGGATGTGGCTGGATCGGCAGCAGGTGGACGTACAGGGCGCAGTGCAGATTGTGGATGATGTTCCGGAAGGATGTGAGGGAAGTGCCTGAGCGCAGCGAGCTTGAATACGTTTATGGTATCGACCGCTATGAAGTGCGTTACAACAAAGAAACTATGGAATATGTCGTATTTGAAGTTCCGTACGAAAGCCCCGTTTGGTCATATCACAAAACGATGGATGAAGCCATTGCAGAGGTTGAATCGCTCGCAGCGGTTGATGAAGCATGCGAGTTCGATTGACCGATCTGATTGCACCATCGTTTTACAGCGTCCACCACGCGATCAAAAATGACGCTGCCACGCATTTCCTGCTTGGAGGCGGCCGCGGCAGCACGAAATCGTCGTTTACGCCGACCGAGATCATTCTCGGCATTATCTCTGATCCGAACGCGAACGCCCTGGCGCTGCGGAAAGTGAAGGACACCCTGCGGGAATCGGTATACGAATCGTTTGTCTGGGCGATTGAGAAGCTGGGGCTTGCGCATCTCTTTGATATGCCGGCGTCTACGTTACGCATCACGTATAAACCGACTGGCCAGCGGATCATATTCCGCGGTGCCGATAACCCGATCAAGATCAAGTCTTTGCGGTTGCGCAAAGGCTTTTTTAAGTTTGTCTGGTACGAAGAGGCTGATGAGTTCAGCATCGAAGACATCCGCAGTATCAATCAGACGGCTCTACGCGGCGGAGATAGATATAAGGTGTTCTATACCCACAACCCGCCTCGCAGCAGAAAATCGTGGGTGCACGAATACAAAACCAATCCTCCGGCCGGCTGGTATGTCCATCACAGCACATATTTGGATGTGCCGCGCGATTGGCTCGGCGAGCAGTTCTTTATCGAGGCCGAGACGCTGCGGCAGCGGAATGAACTGGCGTACAGGCACGAATACCTGGGCGAAGACGTAGGCACGGGTGGTGAGGTATTCCGCAACCTCACGCTGCGCCGGATCAGCGACGATGAGATTGCGACGTTCGACCGCATCAAGCGCGGGCTCGACTTCGGCTTCGCATCACACCCGACGCATTACGCTGTCATGCACTATGACGCCACGCGTCGAAGGTTGTTCATCTTCCACGAGGTCCACAAGGTCGGCATGAACAACAGGGCGTTGGCCGAGGCGATTAAGGCGGAAAATAAGAGCAATCGACCTATCACGGCGGATAGCGCAGAGCCGCGAACGATCAATGAGTTGCGGAATCTCGGTTTAAATATCGTTGGCGCAAAGAAGGGACCAGACAGCGTGGAGCACGGAATGAAGTTCCTCGAAGACCTAGACGAAATCGTGATCGACCCGGTACGCTGCCCGAACACGGCGCGAGAGTTCGAGGGATACGAGCTTGAACCGGATGGCAACGGCGGATGGAAAGATGGCTACCCGGACCGGGATAACCACAGCATAGACGCCGCGAGATACGCGCTTGAGGATGAAATGAGATACGCGAAATTGCGCGTCGGCAACAAGGCGAAGATGGGGGTGAGATAGCGACCATGAATGCCTTTATAACGGTCGAAATGAAAACTGCATGGTGGTTTATGCCAGCGCTGCGTGTTTTGCGAATGCTGGTTTTGCTTCGACTTGTTCGTAGATCAACTGCGAGACGATTGGCGGTAATTGTCGGCCAGCATTCCATGAGGTGTCGTGTCGGCGCTGGAAGATGGAGCAAACTCACCTTGCCGCGGGATGAACTGGAGGCGGCCGTGGTGGGAGGTGAATCGTAATGCCCATTATCCGTGACCGAACGCTCCTTCCAGACTGGAACGACATCCCGCCGGAAATGATCCGAAACTGCATACAAGAGCATTTGAAAAGCGTGCCGCGTCTGGACAAGTTAGAATCCTATTATCTCGGCAAACACCCAATATTGGCGCGCAACATGGACGCGAAAGGGCTACCGAATAACCGACTTGTCGCGAACCACGCAAAATACATTACGGATATCGCGGTTGGTTATGTAATGGGTGATCCGGTCAAGTACGAGGGCGACGGGATAGACGATATTCTCGAAGTGTTCAAGCGCGGGGATGTCGTTTCGCACGACGCAGAGCTTGCAA